AAGATAAAGTTCAACGGGGCAATGTACAACTTTCTAAATTCACTTGACAACAAAGTAATTTTCTGTGGAGATCTTAACGCAGCAAAAGAGACACATTTTGATCAAAGTAAACAGGTGCCGGGGCCTGGGACTTATCCACATGAACTTAAATTTCTAGACGATCTAGAATTTATTAATTACAAAGACACGATGAAGTGTAACACGATCTACACCTGGTGGGATCCTCGTCAGGTAAAAGAAAATGGAATGTCTAGAGCAAGGAATAGAAATAAAGGTTGGAGACTTGATTATTTCTTTACAAAGAACATTAATCAAATTTCCAGTAAATGTTTAAAATACATTGGTGAGAATAATGAAGGTATTCCTCTAGCTAGCGATCATGCTCCAGTTATCTTAGACTGGGAGGAAAGGAATGGAGGGAAGCATACGACCCTGGGGAGTCATGCGAGCACCGCCATATAGCGCAACAACGGTAGCAACGATAGCAATCATAAGATTGGCCCACCAGATCAAATTAGTGAACTGACTCTCGCCACAGTTACCCTTGCCACAGCAACCATCCTCCGCGTGAGCCGAGGTTAGCTCATTCATACTACCGAATACCATCCACGAAACAACAGCTAAAACAATAGCGTAAATAATAGCTCTCATATTTTTAATTATAATAAAATATTTTTTTTTAAAAATATATAATTTTATTAGGAAAATTTAATATCATTTTCCCAAAAATTCCTTAGGGAATAATTCTTCATTGTTTCGTATTCTTTATTTGTTTTGTCCCTGGTATTTGTCAGTTTTTCAATGGTGTTGCTAGAGAAAGAATGAATTTTCATATTTGTAAGATATTCATAAGAATCTGAAATCTTAGGATATCCAGACTTTTCCAGTTGGGAAATGATACATTCCATTTTTTGTTTGAATATAATTATTTTGTCTTCCATGATTTCAGTTACAAATTTAATTTTAGAATTTAGTACATTCAACTCATTACTCAGTTTATCACAAATGTACTTTTGTCTTTTGATGTAATATTCATTTCTGATTCTCCAAAAGTGGAAGATTATTTCTTCAGGGGATTCCATTTTAACTATTTCATTTTTTTCATTGAATACATACATGTTATTCGCTGACAGATGTGAAATTAGTTTCAATTTCTTAAGTGTTTCATTATTCTGAGTCCATTCTATTACATTTTCCAAAGGACATTTAATGGTAAAATTAACAGACATTTCGGTAGATGCGTTAGTGTAGCCAAATATGATACCTTCAGTCTCTAACTTGTCAAGGAATGCTTTGTAATCGTCAGTCCATGTTCCAATTGGAAGTTCTGTAACATTTATCACATTTCCCTTTACAGTGTATTTTCCTATCGTGATCCATTTATTAGTCTCAGTCTTTTTAATAGTTCCTGTAAAACCTTTATACCAAGGTGTCATTTCAGGAATGTCTGCGTCCTCGTCAATCACAAGATCCATGAGTCTCTTTTTAATGTCTTCTGGATTGAAACACGGAACATCGCAAGAGAAACCTGTTCCGATACCGCATGCTCCGTTGATAAGAATGAGAGGCAATGTAGGAACATAAAACATTGGTTCAATCGGATCTCCGTCTTCTTCTAGATAATCAAGAACATTATTGTCATCTTCATTGAAAAGTTTTTTGAAATCGTTTGAGAGATGTGTGAAAATGTACCTTGGGCTAGAAGCATCTTTGCCCCCAAGAAGTCTAGTTCCAAACTGCCCAACAGGTTCTAGTAGATTCATATTGTTTGAACCCACAAAGTTTTGCGCGAGAGAAATAATAGTATCCATTAGACTATTTTCACCGTGATGATAATTAGTTTTTTCTGATACATATCCAGACAACTGAGAAACTTTAATTTCTGAATATAAATTTCTTTTGATACAGGCATAGATAATCTTTCTCTGAGAAGGTTTCATTCCATCTATAAGATTTGGGATAGATCGGATGTTATCACTGATAGAAAAGAGTACAAGTTCTTTATCAACGAGGTCCTTTACAGAAACATTTGGCGAATTGTAATCCAGACTTTTCGGACATTTAATATTTTCTAATATCCACTTTTTGCGAGCATCGGCTTCAGTCTTTGTGAAAGCCAAAACAAGAGACTTTGAATCTTCGTTTGTTGTTATTTTATAATTGAGAGTTTTCATAGATCTAAAGTACTCTTTAGCTTCTTGTTGAGTGCTAGTACCAAGACCCTTGTAATATTTTACCTTGAATTTTGAAGCGTCATTCTTCGATTTCCATTCTTTGTAATCATTTAGATTGTAAAATGGAATTACTTCACTTTTTTTCGTAAGTTTGATAACAGGTGTTACCAATGAACTTATGAAGTCTTCTTTAAGAAGTTCTGGCCAACCGTGACTGATGAAGTTGACCAGAAGACTCTTGATGTGAAACCCGTCTGTATCAGCATCAGTCATGATAAGAATCTTACCATATCTGAGTTCTGAAACGGATTTATACTTTTTACCAGTTTGAAGACCCAAAATTTGTTTGATGTGATTGATTTCAGCGTTTCCCGACATTTGTGAATAAGTCGCGGTTCGTGTATTAAGTATCTTACCCTTGAGAGGAAAAGCTCCATAGTAGTCTCTGCCGACAACTGAAAGTCCAGATACAGCAGTAGTCTTGGCTGAGTCTCCCTCTGTAAAGATAATAGTACACATTTTAGATTCTTTTGTACCTGCTTTGTTTGCGTCATCAAGTTTTGGAATGATGACTCTATTAGTTTTCTTTCCATCTGTCTTTGATATGTTTTTCTTTTCCTTGGCTTCTGCGAGAGCAAGGATACTATCGAGTATGCCAAGTTTTAGTACACTTTTTACAATGTCGTCTGTTAGATTGAATTTACTTCCAAAATCTGAAATTTTAGTGATGTGTTTTTCTTTGGTTTGAGATGAAAATACTGGATTTTCAATCTTACAATTGATAAATACAAACAGATTTTCCCTGATGTAATTTGGTTTGATAGTAATATTTTTGTGTTTTTCTTGAATTATTTCAGTTAGTTTTTTAACAAGGGGCATCATTACATGTTCAACGTGATTTCCGCCGTCTGTTGTAGCAATTCCGTTTACAAATGAAACGCATTTGAACTCATTGCTTGGACTGAAAGCAACTTGCCACCTATTTTGCTCACAAACAATTCTGGGAACTGTCTTTTTGTCTCCAATGTACATTGAAATGTAATCGGAAAAATCTTTAATGTTCAATTTTTTACCATTAAGATGAACTGAAACGTGTTTTGGAGTAATAGCGCAGATGTCGTACACTCTTTTGGCCAGAATACAGAGAGTATCATGAGACATCTCTGAAATTCCAAACCGAGCATAATCTGGCTTGAATGATATTTTAGTATAATCTCCTTTTTTGCTATCGGTTATAACAGGTTTAGATTTCTTAGACATATTACATTGAAATTTCTGCGTGTATTTTTTACCGGAATGAGAGGTCTCAATTATAAATTCGGTCGAGAATACATTTACAAGCTTTGCTCCGAGACCATTGAGACCTCCAGTAGTTCTTTTTTGAGAGTCGTCAAAATTAGTGGATGTAAGCAAATTTCCAAAAATAAGTTCCGGAATGTAAATTTTATACTCTGGGTGTACCTCAATAGGAATACCCGAGTCGTTATACACGCTAATTTTTTCTTGTGAGATTTCTACCTTAATACAATTAACCTCTTCGTTTCTTTGTACTTCGTCTGAAGCATTAGTGATAATTTCATCGAAAAGTTTATATATCCCCGGGTTAAAGTTACACATACTATATTTCAATTTTTCTTCTTCAATTTTCCACATTTCAGAATTCACACACTTTATATCACCGAGGTACATACCTGGGCGTGCTAAAATGTGTTCAATCTGTGTGTACTTCTTGAATTTTTCCGCCATTGTTAAATTATCTGGTTTAAATATACACTAATTTTTTAAACCGGATAATTTTTTGTAATTTTTGATATACAACCCCCTTTCACGATTTCATATCATTGATTAATTTATTAATGTGCTCTTCAGTAACAACTCCACTGAAACTGCGCGAGTGATTTTTGTACTTTATAATAGTATAAGGTATAGTTTTAAAGTCGTATTCTTCCATTACATTATCAAATTCATCATCGTCTAGATTTACATGGTATAGCATACTGTTTGGAAAAGATGTTAGAATTTTATCAAGTTCTTGGCAAGGAATACACCATTCTGTTCCAAATTTGATAAATACAAATGTATCTCCAAAATCCATCTGAAGTAAATTTTTGAGAACAGAATTGTTTCTAACAGTGGCACCCATACAAATATATAAAGTGTATTTATTTTATTTTTAAGTTGAATAAAATAATTTAATTTATTATGTAAATTTTAAAATGGCGTTTTTAGACTTCTACAGTATTGACTTAACTATAATATTAATAATTTTACTTATAATGGGCATCTTGTTTGCAAGTATTAATTACGTAGACCCAGAAGAAGACACTGTTGGAACTTTGGGTAAAATATTAATTTCGTTTACATTAGGGTTTTTGTCTAGTGTGTTTTATTCGTACATTACACTCGAAAGTGATGTATTATTAAAAGAAAATTTCTGGGACTAAATCAAATATTAAAATAATTTTAAATAATTATAGATGTCGATTAGCTTATCTAAGTTTAATCCTAAGAGAATAGAGGAAAGACGTACCGTAGGATCAGGACCAGCCACATGCGTCTTTATAGGAAAGAGAGGAACAGGAAAAAGTACATTAGTCGCAGATATACTTTATCATCTTCGCAGAATTAAAGCGGGCGTTGCTATATCTGCAACTGAAGATGGAAATGCTTTTTATTCAAGTTTTATACCAGACTTACTTATACATTCTGAATATAAACCCGAAGTTATTCAACAAGTGATTACCCGACAAAAAAAGTCAATAAATGGAAAAGATCCTAAGAAAGACAATGATGTTTTTTTACTCTTAGACGACTGTATGTATGATAAACGTATGATCAGAGATACCAACATTCGTGGCATATTCATGAATGGAAGACATTGGAAAATTACATTTATGTTAACAATGCAATATTGTATGGACTTACCCCCTGATCTTAGAGCAAATATAGACTATGTATTCATTTTAAGAGAAAATATTATTCAAAATCAAGAAAAACTTTATAAGAATTTTTTCGGTATTTTTCCACAATTCAGTGTTTTTCAAGATGTTTTAAATGCTTGTACAGAAGGATACGATTGTCTTGTTTTAGATAACACTTCAAAAAGTAATAACATACAAGATTGTGTTTATTGGTATCGAGCAAAACCCAATAGAAAATTTAGAATAGGATCAAAAGAGTTATGGGACTACTGTGCTAAAAAATATGATAAAAATAAAACTAAGGAAACTGCAGACGAAGATCCTAAAAAACTAAGAAAGAAAAATGCCGTAAGTGTTACAGTTAAAAAGTTAAAATAACTTAAAGAAGATTATTTAAAGGCATACAATATGTAATGTAGTGTAATGTATTATGGATAAGATAAATAAATTAAAGTCTATACCTCAGCATGAACAGCGATCAGAAGCTTGGTTTAAACAAAGAGAGGGTAAATTGACAAGTTCAGACGCAGGTACAGTTCTCGGGTTAAATCCTTATCAACGACCACATGAAGTTCTCTTTAAGAAATGTGGACATGATCCAAAACCTTTTGTAGGTAATGTAGCCACTTTACATGGTCAAAAATACGAAGACGAGGCAATTGATAAGTACTGTAAACTTACAGGCCAAGAAAACCATGATTTCGGACTTATAGCTCACGAAGATGTACACAATTGTAGTGATTATTACTGGCTAGCTGGTTCACCAGACGGTGTTTCAATGTCTAAAGAAGAAAATGGAAGACCTATTCTTCTTGAAGTAAAATGTCCTTATAAGAGACCTATTAAATTTGGATATATCCCTGCGTATTACTATCCTCAGGTTCAGTTGAATATGTTTATCTGTAATCTAGAAGATGCAGATTTTATAGAATATAAACCACCAGACATCATGAACATTGTCAGGGTTAAAATTGATCACGTCTGGTTAAATGAAAATTTACCTATTTTAGAAAAATTCTGGAAGGATGTTGAATATTATCGAGAGAATGACATCAAGACGCATCCAAAATATAAACCGCCAAGACCACCTAAGAGAGTTTTAGATCTACGTGATACTTCAGATGACGAGGCAGTGTGTATCCCAGATTTGATTATAAGGGACATTTAATTTTACAGAAAATATTTCAATTTAAAAACTTAATTTATACTAATGTAAATTCCAAAATGGGAATCAGAGGACTCAATAATCTCATCAAGAAGTATGCGCCGGACGCTATTTCAGAAAAAGAAATAAATTTATACAAAGGTTCTATAGTAGCTGTTGATTGTAGTATACTGTTGTATAAATTTAAATATGCTTCTCGTACTCCAAATTCACATATTATAGGTATAGCAAATAGAATTAAGTACTACTTCATGAATGGAATTCTTCCAGTGTTTGTATTCGATGGTACACCTCCTGAGGCTAAAAAGAGTGTACTTGTTAAAAGGCAAGCAAATAAAGAAAGAATGTATGTCCGTCTTGAACAGCTGAGAGAAAGAATTCCTGAGAATAACGAAGAAGAAAAACTTATAAATGAAGAAATAGAAAAAATTACATCTCAGCTAATTGTTATAAAGAAAAAAGACATTGAAGAATGTAAAGAATTCCTAGAATTTTCTGGAATACCTTACTGTACAGCTCCAGAAGATGCTGAAAAGTATTGTGCTTTTTTACAAAGAAATGGCCGCGTAGATTATACAGTTACGGATGACACGGATGCCACAACATTTGGATGTAAGAAAATTCTAAAAACTGGTATTTCAAGATACATTACCGAGATAGATACTGACGTTTTATTGTCTAAATTTGAAATGGACATGGATTCATTTGTAGATTTTTGTATACTTTCAGGATGTGATTATACAGAACCAATTGCTCAGATAGGACCTGTTACATCTTTCAATTTGATCAAGAAACACAAATGTATAGAAGAAGTTCTGAAGGTAGTTAGTAAAAAAAGCGAAAATTTTAATTACATTATTTCTCGCAAGATATTCAAAGAATTTGATTATGAGCTACCTGAAGAATTTACTAAATTGGTGTGCGATAAAGAAAAATTAATTACATTTCTAAATGAAAAGGAAATTAAAGAAAATGTAATTTCTAAATTTATTAAAATTGTAATTTAAATTATTTTTTTTTTCTTCAGTATATATTAAATATTAAAAATGGGAATGCTCGAACTATTTTTCGGCAAGAAGAAGAAGTGCAAGGGTCGCAAGGTCCGCAAGGGTCGCAAGGTCCGCAAGCTTTCGTCGTCGGCGCGCGTCGTAATCAACGGCAAGAAGCGCAAGGTATACAAGGGTTGCAACGGTGGCCTTTACTACAAGCGTACCAAGAACGGTAAGACCTACCGTGTCTACATTTCGCCCAAGCTTCTCCGCAAGAAGTCTTCGACTCGCATGGGTGGTACCCGTTTCGGTCGCCGCGGCGTCAAGAAGGGTTCGCGTCTTAAGATGACCAAGGCTGCCAAGCGTGCTCGCGCGTACGCCCGCAAGCGTCGTCGTTGCCTCAAGAAGGGTATGCGTCTTAAGAAGGGTCGCTGCCGCCGTATGTAGATACACAGCTTAAAGTAAATACACCGATTAAATAAATAATACATTTACGCAAATTCCTATGTGTGTTAATGTATTATTTTACATATTTCCATTCTACATGTATAACTCATCGAATGTAATTTTTTCATGTTTAATGAATAAAACTTTTTCAATTAGTCTAATACTTGTGGGGTAAATTTTTTCCGTGTTTACTCTCTTAATAATTATCTTTCCTTCGGGAAATTCGACATTAATTTCGATTATACAATTACATCTGTAATTCTCAAGACATTTGATACGCTTAATGTATTCGGCTCCATTGGAAGAATTACTATGTATCTTAGCAAATTTAATAAGTTTCTTGAAATTAGAAGACAACAAAATTAAATTATTGTCTTCTTCAAGTGTTTGTAAGCAGAATGTAATTTTTTCTACAGGTTTCCATTTGAAAAATGAAAAATTAACACCTGTTAAGATAGGAAGATTTGCCGGTAGCATAAAAATTTCTTCATCATCCGACAAATTTTTGAAATATTTTATGTCTTCAGAATAAGTAAGTATTTTAAATGTAAAGTCTTTTACATTCGTATTTGATAGCATGATGTCTACTTCTGAAATACGTTCTTCAAAAGATTGATAATTTATTTTATTACCTGAAATCATAAAAGCATCATAAAAAGTAAGAAATTTATCTGTGTAAGAAATCTCAAAAATACTACCATTAAAGTATTCATCTAAAGTGTCTAGTTGTATTTGATACACACTTAAATCTTTGAAGACTATCACCGAAATATTTTCTCCAGTGGCATTTTTAAATAGAAAAAGTAAAGCTCTTTTTGTATTTACAGTATCTTTAGTATAAAAGATATATCTATAATTAAAAAGCTTAAAAATGTGTTTTCTTTCGATATTTATAGCATTTTGAAGAGGAAAGTACATGTCATGATTTCCAGTCCAGTTATTGTTTAAAAGAAAAATAATCTGTTTTTTAAAGTTTTCGTTAATTATCTCAGTCGCCATAATTAAATGTAGTTAAATGTAGTTAAATGTGTAATGTCTATTGTCTTTAAATAAATTTAAAGATACACGACATTAATCTATAATGTAGTAATGTCTTTTAATTGTAAAGAGATAACTCTAATTAACTTTCTAATAGCTTTTTACAAGAATAGACTAGAATTATTTAGTGATATAATTAATCAAAAAACACCTCTTTCTTTAAGACTCTTAGATTGGTTAGTAACTAATTATTCGAAAAAGTACAATATTACATATCCCCTGAAATACAATTCCGAAACTATTTACTTTAATATATACATCGACTATAAAAATCAATTGAAAGCCTATTCAAAGAAATTTTTTGATCCATTTTGCAGACAAAAAAGACTTGTAATAGATTCTAATACGTTTAAATGGAGAACTTACACAACTGAAGAAGACATCGCCAAAAAAGACATAGTTACTACCGTGGGTCAACTAAATTTTTTTAGGTGGTTTATAGAAAATAAAGTAATGGATTATGCGTTATGTAATGTAGAACTTATAGATAGTGATATGATGGCAACCGTAACCTCTAAGAAAAGGGGAAAACGTAGTGTATTGTCTCCGAGTGCTATGAAAGGTATATATACTAACGATTATGATATTACAATTAAGTTTAAACCTTAATAAATAAATATAAAAATAAAGTGTATTGTAAATTACAATGGATAAGAATCCACTAAGAGTTTGGTTATTCTCTACGGGTAAAATTGTTAAGAACACTGATAACAGAAATGTAACACATTATATGCTCGACGGAGGAAAACTTGATCTCACAGCCGATTACCAATTATTTCAAGAGTTATATGCTAAATACATTAACTTTAAAAACTGTATAGTTGAAAAAAAGACAGATGTATTCAGATTTTTTATAGATTTTGATATTCTTTCTACAGAAATTCTCGATATAAATACTTATGCTGTATCTGTACAGAATGTAATGTGTAATATATACAACAACCCCAATTTGAAGTGTATTATAACAAAAGCTGACAATCCAAAAGAAATCAAGAAAGGTGACAATGTATTTATAAAACAGGGATACCACTTTAATTGGCCGGACATCACGGTCAATAAAATAGTAGCTCTTAGAATAAGAGAAAATATACTAATTTCTTTGAATACTATTTACGGTAAACCAGAAACATTCTTCGATTCTTGGGATAAAATAATAGATAAATGTGTATATGATAAAAATGGTCTCAGACTTGTGGGATCCGATAAGTGTACATACTCAGATGGGAAATATACTTATGAAAACCGTGTTTATAATTATTACGCAACATACATTGGTAATAAACTTTCAGAAGAACACGACAATACATACAAATGTAATTTATTGAAAGTAATCCAAGACACGAGTATCAGAACTGATACACAAGAGATTACTGAATTTCACGATCTTCCAGAATATGAAGAAACAGAAGAAGACTTTGAATCAGATAATTCTGGTAATTTTACTTTGTTGTCAAATGAAAATTCTCAGAAAAGTAGTATTCTACGTTTTTTTAAGAATCATGTCACGGGATACCGTGTAGAAGACATTCGCGGGATTTTAAAATCAAATATGTACGATACATTATATCTAATTAATACAAAATCTAAGTATTGTCAGAATAAATGTGGGTATCATACAAATAATCACATTTATTTCAAACTAACACCGGCAGGTATTTGCCAGATGTGCATGTCCGAAAATGACGGAGAGCCCGATGATAACGGAAATGTTATTAATTGTAAAAATTTTGAAAGCGGTCGTATTCCATTGTCTCATGATTTAATGTCTTCTCTCAAATGGGGTGTAAAACAAGACAGTACAAGAGAAGGAGAAAATGTAAGTCTAGTATCTTTAATGATGGACAAAATCAGTGACAATTTATCAAATAAAAAAGCTATTGTAGGTCCTAAAACGAGAAAAAAGAAGTAAAAAGTATAATTACAATACCTAAAAGAATTCCGATTGCTGTTTTTCCAAGAAATCCCGGCGAACCATCTATAAACAAAAACGGAGCATTATTAGATATAAATGTATTCATCTGCTCAGAATTTAATACTAGATAAACAAGAGTTATAAATAATACCATTTTGATATTTTTATCAGTGTATAATCTTTGATATACTGATAAATTTACATCTGGAGGTTTCTCAATAGGAAGAGATACATTTTCTTCTTTTTTATTAAA